TAGCCTCAGATACTTCCATACCAGTCTCACGAGCCAGCTTAGGGGCACCCACACCGTATGTAGCCGAATAGTTGACTACCTTGTAGTTCTTACGCAGTGCCTTCAAGCTACGTTCACCAGAGTTGTGCTTGTCGATGTCATCTTGTGTGATAACACCAGCATGTTTGGCAAGGTCAAGATGGGGATCGAAACCCTCTTTACTCATCTCAGCTACATAATCAGGGTCTAGAGGTTTCATGTAGTGACGTTTAGTAGTATCCTCTAGGCTAGTCATGTCAGCACCACATAAGACAAAACCCTCTGGTGCTTTCAAGCAACCCCTGATTTCTGCCCCCCAAGGCTTATCTACACCCGGTAAGTTGACTAGGGGCTTCATGTGCTTAAAACGCAGTGTGTTAGTAAGCCCACCAATCTCAGCCTTCAAGTAACCATACTTGTGACACTCTAAGAAGCTCTTAAAGATACCCAGACGATGTTGGATAACACTGAGACCTTCTAGCACTACAACAGCAGGGTCTTTGTCAGCTAACATAGAAACACTAGGGCATAGTTCACCATCCTTTCTCACTTGCTCTAGCATACGTTCTTCACCTGTCTTCTTGTCACGGACAAACTTCCATGTTGCAGGTTTCCAACCCAGAGAGAACAACCAATCCTTTACTTGGTCAGTAGAGTTAGGATTAGCACGTTCCTCACCAGCCTTCACAACAAACTGCATAGATGTCACTGGCTGCTTATTCTCTTTGCAGAGTGCCACCCACTTCTCACCATGTGATGAAAGACTACCATCTTTCTTCTGCATGTTCTTAGGTCGTTGCACTACCTTAGTCAAGACCCTCTTAGGCATAGCATCAGCTAACTGCTCGATCTTCTCAGCCTGTTGCTCAATCAAGTCCTCAAAGTGTGCCTGAGCCTTTTCCACATCCAGCATCCAGCCAAGTTCTTCTTGTTGCCTAGCACAATCCATCTTGAATGACAGGTAGTCAATAAACTGACAGTAGTCTTCCTTCTGATACAGCTTTGTCAGCTTAACCCGAAGTTCGTTCCACAGGCGTGTGTTGATCTTGACATCTTCCTCACAACGATAGGCATAGTCTTCTGGTGTCAGGCTGTCCCAGTCTGTGATCTTAGGTTTGGGTACCCCGTACTCTTCACCATAGCCCTCTAGACCGTGCTTAGGACGATTATGGTGCAGGTACCAGCTAATGGGCAAGGTGTCCACTAGACGGGCCTTAGGTTTAACCCCAAGCACTTTCTCTACCGCAACCAAATCAAACCTGATGATGTTGTGGCCAATCAACACTTCCTCATTCAAGAAGAACTCACGCATTTCTTCGTAGTCATGTGTCGATACTGGTTCACTCATATCCTCACGTTGATAAGATAGAACATGGATTTTAGTGAGGACATCAAGAAGCCCATCAGTCTCAATGTCGAATACTGTCATTCAACCACCCGCATTACACTTTGATTTCGTCCAGAACGACCCCGTTTCTTTTCCCCGTTTCTATAAATTAGGCCCTTTCTTTCAAGTGACGCAAATCTCGCAGTAATTGAACTGTAAGGAAAACTTGGGTACTTGTACAAAATATCATCCGATATGCAACCTGCATTACCAAAAGATGCTATCTCATTGTAGACCATCTCTTCCAGCCTTGTCGTATCGACTGAGTAAGCAGATTCAATGCTAGTACCCAAAGAATCTTTTCTGTGAAGTTTGTGGGCTTCTGTCCCAAAATTAAAGGTTGTTTGATCGTTCATCAGTAGGTTTCCTTCAATGTAAACGTATCAGGATTAAACCGCATCTTACCAGCTCTGCCTTCTTCTGAGCAGGGACGGTTCTTCTGTACCGTTATGTGTGTTGTGTTTCTTTCCTCAGCATCATCAGATTCTTTGTCACGGGACAGGTCAATAATAACACTGGCACGTTGACCAATCATCTTACAATACTTCGGGTCTCCATCATCATTCGTGTGGGCAATAGTAACAATGCCAACATTCAACTCAGCAGCAATCTTGGATAGTCGAACTGACAGGTCGGCCAAGGTTTCTTCCTTAGATGCCTCGTTCTTACCAGCTACTACATCTTGGATAGGTTCAAAGAACACATAACGAACACCACATGCCTCACGAAAGAACCTGATCTGTTCTAGCAGTTCTTCTGTGCCTTGTCCATCCCCAAGATAGAACTGATAGAAGTTTTCATCCTTGGTCAGGCTTTCGATTGACTTGACAACACGATCATGTGCCTTCTTCTCGTCAATCAAATCTCGTCTGGTCAGGTTTTCCTTACAGTCATAGGAGACTAGACCAAGTAGAGATCGTAACTTGGTTTCCTCTAAGTGCCAAGCTGCAATGGGGATACCTTTTTGCAACATGTTGTATTCCAAGAAACGCATCACCTCAGTCTTACCGATACCAGTTGGTGCCTTGATAACTGTAAAGTGTCCCTGCATCAACCCAAGGATTTTATCATCTAGAGCAACAATACCAGTCTCAACATACTGATGTTCAGGTGTGTCGTTATACAAGCTCAGGAACTGGTCAGTAGTGTTCAGGATATTCTCAGGTGTGTACTTACGGGCATTCCACCATGCTGACTTGAAGTCGTTACCCTTACCAGCCTGTAGAAACTCATTAGCATCCTTGTAAGTCTCGTGTGGAACCCGGTAGACCTTGTTTGGGAACAGCTTTGCAATCTTATCTGCGACAGCATTACCAGCTTCGTCTGTATCAACTGACAACACAATCTTATCAAAACTGTTGAGCCAGTCCTTACAGTTCTCCCAGAGCTTACGAGAGGGCGTAGCAGAGGGCAAGGACACTACTGGGTTGGTGTAGCTGCTCTTTAGCATCTGTGCCACTGAGAGGGCATCCAGTTCGCCCTCAGTGATGGTTACGATCTTAGAGCAACCAGCAGTGAAGAAGTTCATACCGAAGAGTTCATCACCCTTGAACCCATCCTTAGCATAGAAGCCCTTCTCCTTTAGTGTACGAACCTTCTTGCCACCTGAGGGGTAGACGTATTCTTGACGGTCATCATAGGTCAGGACACCAAAGTCTTCCATAGTCCTTTCTGTAATGCCCCGCATAGCAACAAACTTACCACTACCAGCTTGCTCGATGCGTTTCGGTGTGTAATCAACAACACCCATATTGTTTACTCCTTTTGTCGGGTATATCTCTTTTGCCCAAGAGAATGTAGCTTTCTTGCTGGGGTAGGCACTCTCACAGCTATGACACTTTCCGATCATCAACTCAGTCTCATAGCTGAAAGCATCAGAACTACCACAATCAACGTATGGACACGGCTGATGGTTAAAGTTAGACAACACTATCTCCTTACTATAGTTATTACTTATGTTATTTAATACCTAGTAGTGATAAATACTAGAAGTGAATAACATAGGTTATACTTGCTATTAGGGACCGTTTCTCGAACCTTACCAGTGATTTTGTGAAAAAGTGATAATTGTTACAAAGATTCACGGATAAGTTGTAGGTATTTAGACTCTAGTAACGATACTGTTGACTGAGATACACCAAGTTGTTTTGCAACATCATGTTGTGACAGATCATCAACATACCTCATTTTGATTAGAACAAACTCTTCTGGTGCCAAGCACTGTTGAGCAACTGACATAAGGTGCCTGTAGTATTCAACATCCTCATAGAGTGCTGAGTGATCTGGTACTTGAGACATCCAATCCTCAAAGTCTACTGTGTCATCATTCAGGGCAATAGACAATGATTCTCGTGTTTCCTCTTTCATACCATCAAACTTCTTGTCACGATCTCGTGAGAGCTTCTTAGCACGACTAGATGATGGCAATGAGATTACGTTGCTCTTGAGGTTTAGGTAGTTGTACATTTGTTGTTTTGCCTGTCGGAATAAGTGAGCTGGGTTTTCCTTACCCTTAGCTTTAGCTTCATAGCAAGCCAATATCCCCTCAGAGACCAAATCCTCATACATAGTCTGACTTCGGAACTTACCTGCAAGACGTTTACACATCTTCATAATTTCACTATCTGTCACTTCACTTCCCCTTCGTGCCAGTTGTCCCACGAGTGATATGGTACAACTCGACCTGTCAACCAATTAGTGGCTGCTAACTCAGCTTCTTCTTTAGTGTCAAACAGTCTTGGCTCACTCTTATAGTCAAATGGATTGTCTGCTGACACATACATCAGTTCATCATCCACCTGAATCATCACTGCATACTTATCCATAGTCTTTAACTCCATGTTTCTCAATGTCTTTCAACATCAGCAGCAAGGACTTCTTTACATCTTCGACACTG